CAATATTGTCCACCACTGCACTGACCTTGACTGAAGCTGCATTCACCTTTGACACGCTTGCAATAGCTTTGGATTGCTTGACACTTGAAATGGTTGCCATGGCTTCCTTCTGTGCTTGTGTGTATGCTGAATAATCTGTGTCAGAAACTTTCATCTGTGTGAATGTTGGTGATGCTGTGCCTGCCACGATCTTTGCGATCAAGGTATGACCTTTGGTTGTTATAACTGTTGAATTAAAGCTTGCCATTATTATTCACCTTCCTTTTTAGGATATTTCATATTTATTTCCAATGATCGGAACACTTGCATTTGTTGTGATCCCATCACTTGAATAAGTTGTGTTGATGTCTGAAGTTAGCGTGTAATGATACCCTTGAACCATAGCACTTCCAAGGAACACTTCTTCTGTGTCACCCTGCAAAAGTACATTATCAATGATGAAGATCAGATTGGCTGGAAGTAGCTGCTGAAGCATTGAAAAAAGTTCATCTAATGCACCATAAGTCCCAAGATGAACTTCAAAGTTCAAGGTGTAGATCTCATTTTCAAGATCCAGGGTGTAATTATTCACCCCACATAATACATCCAATTTATCCTTCAGTGCATTCCAAGTGTATGGGATCCGATCATTCCACCTTGAAATGATCCGCAATCTTCTTGTTTCAACTGTGTCCTGATCAGAAGGCTTGACGCTTAATATGCTTTCATACCGCTTCAAACCTTGAATTGTTGCTGTTGTAATGAATAGATCATCAACCAAAACTTCTGAAGTATCAAACACCTGTTGGAATTCAGGATTTTCAGCATCCATGATCACGGTGTATTCCCTGACATTCTGAAGGATCCCTGGAAGATATGAAATCAAATTGGCGTTTTTTATCATAAGTTAGTCACCACCCCAAGGATCGGAATTTCAAATTCCCCAAGTTCAAGGTTTGCACCAATGGTGTTGATAGTTGTTCCACTGATGTCAATAATTCCTTCAATTGCAAGGATCCTGGTTTCAATCTGTGCAATTCTAACATAATTCACAACTGATGTTGCCCATGCTGCCCTTAATTCAAGCAGATAACCTTCCATTGCTGCAATCACATCAGCTGAAACCATTGACCAATCATATCCAGTGTCAAGGGTGATCACTGCTGAAATGTTTGTTATCACTTCCGTTGCTGTGTCTACTGTGACAACGTGTCCAATCGGTGCAATCCCCAAACCATCACCAGGTGAAGCACTTGGATCAATAGTTTCTTGAACTGTGGTGATCAGTGTGGGTGTTGATTTGTCAAAATTACTGTCAAGGATCGTCAATTTAACGGTTCCCCCACCATTCCAAATTGGTGTAACCTTAGTGGATCCAACCCCGGCAATGGCATTTGTTTTGTCAATATAGTCTTGTTTGTTTCCACCATAAGGATTGTTTTGAAATGATGTCAAATACCTGGTTCTTAAAACTTCAGTGGCTTCTTCATCTTCACCAGGGATCAGCGCTGCTGTCAGTTCTGCAGTTGTAAGTCCATTGATATATTCAATCGGAATGATTGATCCAAGCTGTGAATTTCCGATTTCACCAGCTGTTTCACACTGCATTTTGAACACCCCAAGTGATATTTTTTCAGTTGTTACATAGTTTAGATCAGTTAATGAAAACCTGGATCCAATTGGAACATCCATGTTGAAATTTCCCTGAAGGATTGCATTGGTTGCAGGTTCAGGAATGATCCCACGTTCAGAAGCACGTCTGATCAGATATTCCCTTCCAGCAGTATCAGCAAAGGCTTGATTCATGATCCAGTCAAATTCAATATACATGTTTTGAAGTTCAACCACTGCCGGTGCTAGTGCATTATATATGATTGAAGCTTCCCTGGTGTCAACATTTGGATCTGCAGCAATTACTGCATCCAGCATCCTTTGAAGTATCACATCATAAGTTATTGATTCATACATTAAACATTCACCACCTTTTCAGCTTCTAGTTCACCATACTTGGTTATAATTGTGAATGAAGCTGTGATCTGCTTCTTCACTGATTCAAATTTAAAGTTATAAACACTTGTTATCCTACTATCTTGAAGAAGTGCTTCTTGAATTCTTCTTTTAAGTTCAGGAAGAACATAATTCTTTTCTTTACCAAATAGATCCACTGTTTCAATTCCAAAATCCCATGAATAAATAATATTTTGGTATCTTTCAACACTAAGGATCAAATAAATTGCTTGCTTTACTGCTTCCAAATTGTCAGTCATTCCAATAATGATTTCATCATCAATATATAATTTGAAAGTCCTGGTTGGAATTTCTTCATATTCAAAATCACTTTGAAGATCGTCATTGACTACTGGGATCATTTAATCACCTCACCCTGTCTAAAATAATATATTTCTGACCGCCTTGAACTTTCATCAAGATCACGGTTTCACCTGCAATCAATCCAAGTTTCACTGTCATTATTTTGGTTCCAACTACTGAATGACTATGACTTGCAAAAGAACTTTCAGCAATCCCACCGGAAGTGACTTCAGTTTGATGATCCATGATCAGATCAACATCAAAATCACTGACCAGGGTTGTCAAAAGCAAGTGGGATTCTTCCAGGATCAACCTTTGTTCAATTGTCACCTTCAAAGGATCCACACTGGTCACTGTTCCAAATATAACAGCAGCCGGATTTGAAGCTGCTACCGCTTCAACCGCTGCCATCTTAATAATTTCTATAAAATTAGGCATTGATCACACCACCCTTCAAACTAAGATCCATGAAATGTTCATCCTTGCTGAAAGTGTGTGTGACTTTTTCAACAATCAGATAATTCAGGATGTTCACGTCACCCAAAGCCAATTGAATTGGAATCAATGATCCTGCCCTTACCCTTGGATCACCAAAAGCCTTTTGGATCGTCAAGGATCTTGTTTTCCTATTATACAGATCAAGAAGGGATTTGGCTTTTGCATTGATATTGACATCATCATTGGTGTCAAAATAATCAAAGAATTGCAACATTCCCCAAGTGCCTTTGTTTTTCTGATCTTCAGCAATAACAACTTCACCTGTATTTTTATTATATAACTTGATCCGGTTGTAAGTTTCACCATCAATTGATGATGAATAACTGAAATCCTGTGAAGATTCATCATCAATTAAAACGTCCAGTTTCATTGATTGCATATCCTTCAGCATTATTTCACCAAAGTCATCATATAAAACAAATAATTTCCCGGTGTTCTGTGTTGTAAGATCCAAAGCTGTCAGCTGCATATCCATCAAAGTTGTGTTGGCTTCAATCCTGGATGGAATTTTCCATCCGGTATCTTCCAAGATCCCAACCTTCAAACCAAATTGACTTGCAAGTGCTTGTGTGACTTCAGTTGCAGTCTTATTTGTATATTGATATGAAGCTTTGTTTTTCATGTATCTAAGTTGATCATAAACTGTGACCTTGATCTTCTTATCTTTTGATCTTTGTTTTGTGAACACAAAGCCATAAAAAACTTTCTGATCATCTGATTTGAATCTGACTGCATTTCCTTCCTGAAAGTTCAAAGCAGCATCCGGAAGGACTGTGAATGTTAATTTCCCCGGCTGCCCTTTTCTTTCAGTGATCCATTGAATACTTCCTTCAATAATTGGTTCATATAAATTGGATCCGTTTTGAATTAATAGTTCAATCATGATCCACCCCCTAAGTTGGCATGGTCAAAACTTGACCAACCAATATCAGATTTGGATTGGATAAATTATTCAATGAAGCAATTTCAGAATATCTTGATCCATTTCCAAGATGTGCTTTTGCAATTGCCCAAAGTGTATCACCAGCCTTCACTTTGTAAGTTTTCACAATTGGTGCATTTGCAGTTGATCTTGTAGTTTTAACACTTGCAACCGTTCCGGCTGACTTGGTTTCAACTGTGACCACTTTTGTTCCATAATCTTTGTATTGTTTCAAGCTTATGTCCACGCTGATTGATTGACCTTCCTTTGCATCCTCATTGATATTATAACTTTCAAGTGATACCTTCAAGTTAGTATCAAACAATAAGGATCCAGCCGGTGAAGTCCTAGATGTAATGAATTGAAATGGGATCTGATCCACCTTCAAAGCTTCCAGCTTATCCAGGTAGAATGAAGCTTCCTGAAATCCTAGTGGATAATAACCAAAAGGAAATCTTGTGTGTGGGATCATAACAGTGAAATCAATTTCAGTCAGTCCAGCTGACTTCAAGATATTAACTTCACCATCATTGATCAGGTTG